CAGTAGAACCGCATATCCCTCACATTTATATAATAGTACATCATGGCAACAATACAACCCCCTGTGTGCCACTTTGTTAAATGTCACAGTCTGGGTTGACAAACTTCTTATTTCGCTTTACTTTTATCTTAAGGGTATGTTAAAAGACATGATAGTTCTCTGCTTATCTGATACTGAGGCAGGCGCTTCATGTAATAATATAGATGGGAAAGTTAGAATCTCGCCCTCTTCAACTGGTGGAGCAATCTTATTAATTGTGCCATAGTAAGGGTCAGGAAATGGACTATAGAATGTAGTAGGAAAGTGCTCTTTAGGGTCAAATTCAACATACAATACACATGATATATTAGAAAATCCATGATTATGAGCACCATGATATTGTCCTCTAGTATATCTCTGTGACCATAATTGCCATTTATCTACATTCTCGCAAGGGCAATCCCCCATGTATCTATCACTTAATAACTGTGTGTATTCATTTACTAGATTATCTAAATCTTCCTGTAAAATTGATACAAAATCATTCAAATATGGCGATACAGTTTTATATTTGTAGTAATCTGTTTGACACTCTACGATATTACAACCATTAAAATCTATTAGTTTCATCAATTCTGTTTTCTTCTCATTCCAATTTGTAACACTAAACTTAGTGATAGGAATAGGGAATAAATTAAGAGATTGACTATTCATTTATTTCTATAGTTGTAACGTGCCTTCCTTCTTGGTCTGATGCCTTTATCTCTTTTCAATTCTGATTTAAGTTTTTTCAGATATTTCAAGTGATTAGGATAAACTATTTTCATCAAATCCTTTTTAGTCTGGCGTTCTTCCTTATCCATTATCTATCTCAATATCATTTATATCTGTGAAGTATATGCCTTTCAATTCCTTTTCAGTCCATTCAGTTAAGTCATCTAAGAATAGGTCATCTTGTAAGAAATCCTCATCATAGACTGTCATTTCATGCACCAATGACTCCGCTTCTTCTAGTAACTGTTTGTCAATCAAATACTCGATTCTTTTAGCATAATGATCTTCCATTGTATTGAGACATTTGCTTCTAATTTTGTCAATTTGCATTGTGATGACCTGTGGGTAATTTGATTATACTATAAAGTGGTATCGTTGTCTATTTTCTGTTAGAAAGCGATACCTGTGCCTCTCCTTTGTTGAAAATAGTGTCAACAACATTATTGAGGCGACGCTCTGTACCAATACCAACATTGTTGTAAACTGGTACGAACATTTTGCCAAAGGGTTTGATGTATCCTGTACCCTTGACACAAGGTTTCAAAGCACCTGTACTTATTCTGTGTGCATCTTCTTTATGTAGTCTGATGACTCTACCAATAGTTTGTGCCATAGTAATAAGGTCAAGATTTCTCAATAGAATACAGGCGTTTAGACCTGACACATTCATACCCTCTGATAGGATAGAATGATGGAACAATAGAAACTTTTTGTCAGGGTCATTTCCCCACTTGTTCATCAAGTTGAAAAATGTTTTACGACTGACTTTCTTACCATTGATGATAGCACCATACTTTGATGTAATCCACATGACATTGTATTTACGAGCATGGCACTCATTTTGAAAATCTGTTCTTGTAATCAATTTGTGGATATTAGTAGTAGATTTAGCAGTGACCAATACTTTGTCCATGCTCTCCTCATTGTCGAGAGTATCAAGTATCATTTCTTTATCAATCTGCTCTACACTCTCATAGAAACCAGTATGAAATTTTCTAGTTTTGATTTGTGGCGGTATGATATAACCCTTCTCAATCAATTCTGGGGCAGGGATTTGTGCGATCACTTGACCATAAACTTTTGCGTTGTTCATACCACGTTCCTGTGATGTATGATGTTTAGGTGTAGCAGTGAAGTAAAACTTTCTTCTAGTGATGTTAGACCTATTCTTGACACTCTCAAAGAAATTCTTTTGAACTGAATTGTGTGCCTCATCATAATATACTGTATCCGCTTCAACATCTGATTTGATTCTGTGAAGTGAATGATATGTTGTAAAGATCAACTGATTTCTTGTACTGTTATGATACCACTCTTGTATTTCTTTTGGATTAGTGGTAGTCTTATAGTTAGTCTCTCCACTATGAACATGAAGCACCTCGACATTATCAATTTGCTCGAGGAACTCTTCACATAACTGTTGAGCAAGTAGGATTCTAGGAGCAACAACCACAATAGTTTGTGGTATAGGCATAGTGAATCGCCACTTAGCGTCCATAATCATACACATTGTCTTACCGCCACCAGTAGGAACAAGAATCTGACCCCACTTCTGTTGCATAGTCTGAATTATCTCTGATTGATGATCTCTAAGTCTCATAGTGTAGTTTGTTTCAATAAACATATTATAGGGAATAAAAAAACCCCTCGCAAGGGGCAGTGTGCCAGTTATGCAACTGGTGGCGCTCCTGTTGGTTCAGCAGGTTTTGCGTCCATGTCAAATCTACTTGATGCCTTCTCCAGTTCTTGAGTGCCCTTGAGAGCATTAACCTCTGCAATAAGATTCCTAATATCATCTTGCTGTTTGTATAAGGCAGCATTAACCATTGACTCTAGTGAAGTTAATCTCTCATCAAGGTTGCCAATGGTTTTCATTGCTCCTTGTAATTGTTTCTTTAATCTATCAACTTGTTGTAACTTAACTTTAGTAAGTGTTTCTGTATCGGAAGTAAGTGAATCGTAAACCATGATTTATGTTTTTAGTTATTTAGAGGTGCAGGGATTATCTCATGTAGAGATAACCGCCCGCCCAGTCACAGTGAGCATACATATACTCACGTTGGTTTTGATCTCTCATATCAAATCTAACGTGTTTAGCAGGAGCACGCCATGAAGCAGGTTTGTAAACCTCTCCTGTATTTTTGTCAACAAAAGCGTGTACGCCTGCACTCTCATACTTACCATTTCTGTAATCATTCTGAATGATCTTAAAGTATTTCTTACCTGATGAAATACTAAACACTATACACTCTTCATTATTCTCGATCTTGTTTATTCTCTCTTGTAGATAACTGTCGCTTATGCCAGACATTTCCTGATTATCCATAGCAGATTGTAATGAATAATTCCTGTACTGTGCTTCTAAGCATCTACATAGTTCCTGTGTCCACTTGAGAACTGCTGTTTTTCGGATTGAATCTGCCAATGTTGTCATAATGTATCATGTTTGTTGTAAAAAGGGAAAGGGAAGGTAACAAACACAAAACCTTCCCTCTCATATTCTTATAATACTGTGTAGTCGGTATCAACGCAATCGGTTGTGTGCCACTTCTTCAACTGTCCACTACTGAATCTGTAAAAAAGCATACCCAAAGCGAAACCAATACCAAACTTTGATGCCGTACTCACACTTCTGCCCATTTGATTTAGGGCAGGCCTCATACCTTGATTGTGCATTGAGTATGGTTTTGAACCTAGTCTATCCATAGTATTATAATAGGGTGCGAGAAACAAAAACGAGGACTTACGTTACTTCAACTATGCAAATGCCTGTTTTGTTTCCCATATCCTATTATGGCATTATATTATTCCTTTGTCAAGTCTAAATTTTCTTTTGTATCAAATGCTTTTTCTCTCTCTGCCTTGTTCAAATTGACACATCGCCAACCATAGTCGCCATTTGTCACTATTGTAGGCATTAAATTCATTGATAATGTAATTCTATCTTTTCCTGTATTATCATTATATCCATGTATGACCTGTGCAGGGAATATTAACAACTCGCCTTCACTCACAATAATTTCATTATCTTGATTATGAGGCGTGTATTTTTTTCTCATTAATTGTAGAGCAGGCATCGAGGGAAAATATAGACTCTCCTCTCTAGTAAAGTTTGTACTGATATGTTTTTCATTATCATAGTTCACATAATATACGGCAGATAGATATGAATTACTGTGATAATGTGGGTGTTGATAACCACCTGTGTCTGCCACATTTATCCAACTATCAGTTACTTGTACTGTCTCCTGTATGTAATCGCCTTTAATTTCTCTTCCATAATACTCTGCCTGTTGTTCACACCAATTTCTAAATCTACCAAACTTGACATCATTTTGTAAAACAGAATAATGTCCTATATGTTTTAATTCTTTTGAGTTAGTGTTGTATGATAACTGATTAACTTTTTGCTCTTCTATCTCTGATAATATATTTTCCTTTACCTTGTCATGGAATGGGCAAGGTATGATAGCAACAGGTGTTGGTAGTATGTTTACGACTTCCATATTATAATAGAGGATAATCCCATAGTTTACCAGATCTAAACGTAGTCATGGCAGTGTGTCTTTCTTCTTTTGTTAGCGGTTCAATTCTAACTTCATTAATATATCTAGGCATCAAATTACTGGATATTGTTATACGATTATTAGCATAGTTAGTTGTATATCCATGACAAGCATTAGCAGGCCATAGTAACAACGAACCCTCAACTCCAACCACTTCATTGATATAATTATACCTTGTTTCTTTTTGATTTGTCAACGAATATGCAAGGTAATCAGGAAATTTCATACTATCATTAGGTCGATAAAAATATGTCGGAGCGTGGACTTCATCATCAAAGTTTATATAATATAAGGCACAGACAGCGGCATTTATATGAAAATGAGGCGATTGTTTTCCACCTGAGTCACACACATTTATCCAACTGTCTGTTAGTAGAAAATCAGATGTATCGTAATTAAGTATGTCTTTTGCATATATCTCTGCCTGTAGTTCTATCCACTCTCTAAACTCTTTATACTTGTCCTGTGATAGGGGCGAGTAATAATCTAAATGTTCTAATCCTTTAGCGTGTGCGTCAACCTTTTTGTACTCATAATCATTACCATGACTATTAATCTCATCAATCAGTAATGACTTTACTGTTTCATGTTCTGGGTACATCACTGCTCCCAACTTCATTGGTAGTATATCAACTGTTCTCATTCTGTTTTCCCCATATTCTCTCTATAAAGTCGGGAGGTAAAGCATCTTTTGGTACAGGCGATGTATTAAAACTCACTGTAATTCTATCTTCATCTGTATTGTTGACTCTACTGCCATGTTCTAACCACGAAGGAAATAAGTATAGATGATCTTCTTTAATTGGTATGTCCATTTGATATACACCATAACGAGTAGGTTGTACGTTATGAATACACATCATGTATGGTTGTAGTGGCGATACCACGAAAAATTGTCCAAAATCTCCCTCTGGTAGTTGACAATAAAAAGCACCACTTACAACACTAGACTCATGGCGATGTCTCGCTGTGTATCCACCTTTAGGTAGTTTATTGTACCATGCACCACTAATCATTGAAGGATAATTTCCTATCTTACTATTATAGTCGTCAAGGCACTGATGAAAAACATTCATTATATCAAGGCAACCCTTATCCTGTAAGGGGTCCCAACCACCATGACTACTGACACCATTCACTGCTAAAGAATGTACTGATGTTGCTCCTTTCTCTTTTATATGATTTTTAAAGTACTCTAATCCAGGCGCTGTCCTGAGATCATATTCTTCTAATAATGTAGGAAATAAATCCATGTCAATTCCACTTACAATAGTCTATGTTGAGAACAACTCTTAAATCTGTATCAGTACATGATGTGCCTGCATGAAGCAAATCGCCTGGAAATATTACTGCCCTATTCTCTTGTGATTGTACCTTTTGTCCGTCCTCAAAATATGTATATCCGTTGTTATCATTGAAATATATCACGCAAATATGATAGTTTGGTATATCAGTAAACTTGCCTTTATCATCTTGAGGACCCGAAATATCAATATGTAATGGTTTTTCTTTTATCTCTTTTGTTCTTGGCGTAGCATTGAACTTAATTCTATGCAAAGCAAATGGATTAAATGTTGCAAATACTGGTTTAATTATACCATAAACATCTGATATTGGTTCGCCATCTATGTAACACGCATGAGAAAATTGTGGGCAACCATCGCCTTCCATCACAGATGTAGGGGAATAATACCAAGGCATACGCCCACCAAAGATATATTCTCTGATGGGCGTAAACACCTCTGTAGGTAAGAAGTTATCGTAAACTTGTATGCTCATACACTATTGCTTTTTGCAAGGTTCTGATCTTTGAATACTACTTGACTGTTATCAAATGAAGTTTTGCCTCCTAGTGAGTGTGGAATGATATGATCTAGACTTGTGATGTCTGAGTCTTTTGCTTCCTCACGACTAATGGGGCGACCAGATAGAGCACAAACTCTGCCCTGTTCTTCCCATAGGGGGATTCTCCAACGTGGGTCTGCAAGTCTTACTTCATCTTTGACTACTGCAATTCCTTCGTCAACCAACATAGGAATTACATCTTCACGAATATGATCAACTCTGTGCTTTGCCTTGTACCAAGTGTTTGCACCGTAGAGATCATAGAACTTAACCCATGTCTCACGATCTTG